ATTTAATTTTAGTTGACGCTGTAAAAGCTAGATACGAGTTTCCAGAACTTCGTAGAGTTGCATTAGAGCAGTACGGCTACTGGAATCCAGAAACAGTTATCATTGAATCTAAAGCATCTGGTCTGCCACTAACTTATGAGTTGCGTAAGATGGGTATTCCTGTTATAAATTTTACACCTAGTAAAGGCAACGATAAGCACACTAGAGTAAACGCAGTATCACCGATGTTTGAGTCGGGGCTGATATGGGCGCCCAAAGAAATGGAGTTTGCTCAAGAAGTGATAGAAGAATGCGCTGCCTTTCCGTATGGTGATCATGATGACTTGGTCGATAGTATGACTCAAGCATTGATGAGATTTAGACAAGGTGGGTTGATTAATCACCCAGAAGACTATATAGATGAACCGGTAGAACCGAAACAGAGGACGTATTACTAATGGAATTCGAAACATACGCAGACGTGATAGATTCATATAATGATGGTGTAGGAGTTGAAGCCGGAGAATCCTTGACGGATTACATAAAAAGGAATAATATAAAAATCAAAGAAATCGATATGGATCCTATCGGCGATTTCGAAAAGATTTTAAAAGGAAGCAAACCTATGGAAAAAGAAGGTATCGAATCAATACAACTTGCAAAAGGCAACATGGATATTAGAATCGAAGAAGTTGTCAAAGAATTTATTAAACGAAAAGGTAGAAGACCAAGATCTCTAGAAGAAATAAAAGAATTTTATCAAATGGAAATGACTGGTTCAGGTGGAGCTACAAACAGAGATAACGTAAGTTTGGCTCAATACGAACCTGGCAAATATAGTGCAGATGAAATTGAAATGTACGAAAATTACAAATACGATATGAACGAGCAAAGACCGGGAATGCCAATTATGGAAATAGATGACTTTTTAAGAATGGAATATGGTCAAGCTAGAGTTGACGTTGCCGGTGGAGGATTACCTGCTATCTTAGGAGTTTAACATGAAGATCGCTGATTATGGGAAGGCGATAACTTCGTACATCGAATCACCTACAACTGCACAGAAGTTACTAACAAAATCAAAAGTTCAACCACTTGATAGAACTTTACTTGCCGATGGTACAGAAATAATTCCACAGAAAAAACCAAAACAATTAAAAGATTTATTTGAAAAAATTAACAGAACAGTTTTAGCTGTAAGAAGTAATACAATTTCTCCAGAATTAATTGTACCTAATTTAGAAAAAGAAACTCAAGAATATATTAAAGACGGCGTTATCTCTGGAGCTGACGCTAGAAAATTTGCAATCGAAAGAAAAGAATATTGGGACAAATGGATAAAAGAAAATCCTGGAGGCACCACACCTACTTTTGATTTTGATAATGAGGGTAATGCAATTGAAATTAATCAAGAAGAAATTATTAAAAGAATAAACGAAGCAGATGGTGGACGTATAGGTTTTAAAAGAGGAACACCTATTACTAATGAGATAATAGAGCTAGTTAAAAAGTATAGAATAGAAGATAAGATGGGCTCTGGAATGATAGCGGATGCTATTCAAAAAAATCATAACATAAATGTAGGTAGATCTACTGTTACAAAACTTTTAAGAAGACTTAAAGATCAAGGTGTAAAAGGTATTGATATTCCAACATCTGAGTTGGCTTCATCTGTTGCTCAAAGATTAGACCCAGATATTCCACCAGTGCGATCTGGTAAAAGAAAAATATATAAATTAATAAGGCCTGTAAGAGAATTAGATTTTAAACAAAATTCTAACATACCTAAATGGGCTAAATTTAAAGTACAATTACCAACAGGTATACCCACTGGTCAAGGTCCTACTACAGAAATAAAATATTTCAAAACTAAAGAAGCAGCTGAAGCAGGTATTAAAAAAGCTGAAGCAAATGTATTAAAAGCAAAACAGTTAAAAGCTAAACCATTTGATGATGCAGTAAAAGCAATTCATAATATTGCATTAGAGGGTGCAGATGAAATAAACGATGTAAAAAATTTAGCTAAACTTGTTTATGGAGATTCTAGTCTTAAAAATTTAAAAAACATATCAAACGATCTTGTTAAGTATCAAGAATTTTTATTAGGGTTTAGAGAGGTGCCTGGATTAAAAACACCAGACGTAAATCAGTTAGATGAAATTTTTGCCGAGTTCCCCTCTCAGAATCAATGGGGACAATTTGCTGGTGAAGAGTTAAGAAGATCTAAATTAAAAATTAGAGATAGTATATTAAACACTAAAGGAGAGAAGTTATTTACCACAAGACAAAAAATTTTAAAAGCTATTGATAGTGGAGTATTTAATTTAGATGAAGCTATGGGTTTATCAGCGACATTTGAAAACGCACCAGGTTATACAGAGTTTGGACAAATTATAAAAAAGAAAGTTAATACTATAAAAGGAAGACTGATTGATAGACCTTTTAGTTTATTATTTCCAAAAGTATTAGATGGAACTGCAACTATAGAAGAAGTGAATTCTTTTAATAAATTATCTTCAGCCTTTCAAAAAAAACACGGAGTTGATACACCGTTGATAGAATATGAACCTGGTAAAAAATTAAATGCAAAAAAATACATATCAAATTTTTCTGAACTTTCTGAAGGAGCACAATCTAATATACAATCGTTGGCAGATAAAGGAGTTGTTTTAAAAACAAAATCTTCACCAATGTCTACTATTTTAAAAGGCGTAGCTAAGAAAGGTGCAAAATATATTCCTTTTATTGGTACAGGAATAGGTATAGCTGATGTAGCTAAAGCTAAAGAATTAGGCGTAGACAATCCAATTGATTTATTTGCTGCTTATCACATATCTCCAGAGGTAGCACTAGCTTCTAAAAAATACAGAGAAGATCCAAAGTATCGTGCTGAGTCTCTAGCTAAAACTATGTCAATACCTTTAGATGAAGGCACTTATGATGCAATAGATGAACAAACATCAACATTCGGGAAATACAATGATCAAATCAAAAACATCAAACTACCCTAAGACCTGGCTCCTGCCGCCTGAATCAGGACCCACGCCTCAGGGGTTGAATATTAATTACAATACTGTTAAAACAGTTAAATTGGAGAAAATAAATGGCAGACAAAATAGACAAGTCCTTGACGCAAGGTCCAAGAGGCAGCGTTAGTATTCCCGGTGAAGAAGAGATTACAGAAGCAATAGAAACTTCTGTTGAAGCCGAGCAACAGGCACCAGGACCTGTTGAAGTAACAGAACAAGAAGATGGATCAGTAGAAGTAGATTTCGATCCAAACGCAGCATCACCAGAAGGTGGTGACGAGCATTACGCAAACTTAGCAGAATTTTTACCAGACGAAGTATTAAATGAATTAGGTTCTGATCTTACAGGTAAGTACAACGATTACAATGCATCAAGAAAAGATTGGGAACAAAGTTACACAAAAGGTTTAGACTTACTTGGTTTCAAATACGATATGCGAACAGAACCATTTCAAGGTGCAAGTGGTGCAACGCATCCAGTTTTAGCAGAAGCAGTTACACAGTTTCAAGCATTAGCTTATAAAGAATTATTACCAGCAAACGGACCGGTAAGAACACAAGTTGTTGGTGCACCTAATCAACAAAAAGCACAACAAGCAGAACGTGTCAAAGACTATATGAATTACGAGCTCATGGAAAAAATGGAAGACTATGAGCCAGAATTTGACTCTATGCTCTTTTATCTTCCTCTAGCAGGTTCAGCGTTTAAAAAAATTTATTACGATGAACTTGAACAAAGAGCAATGTCAAAGTTCGTACCTGCAGATGATTTGATTGTCCCGTACTCAGCTACCTCATTAGAAGATGCGGAGGCAGTCATTCACCGGGTCAAGATTTCTAAAAACGATTTAAGAAAACAACAGGTTGGTGGTTTCTATTTAGATATAGAGTTAGGCACACCAGGCTATGAAGAAAACGATGTTGAGAAAAAAGAAAGAGAACTAGAAGGACAAAGAAAATCTAAAGACGATGACATTTATACTTTGTTAGAGTGTCATGTTAATTTAGATCTTGAGGGTTTTGAACACACTGATGATCAAGGTGAGCCATCAGGAATTAAAATTCCATACATTGTAACTGTAGAGTTAGCAACAAGAAAAGTTTTATCAATTAGAAGAAATTATGAAATTGGAGATCCGAAGAAAAATAAAATAGATTACTTCGTTCATTTTAAATTTTTACCTGGACTAGGTTTCTATGGCTTCGGTCTCATCCATATGATTGGTGGTCTGTCTAGAACTGCAACAGCAGCTCTTCGTCAATTATTGGATGCGGGTACGCTCTCCAACCTACCCGCAGGATTTAAAATGCGTGGCATTAGAATCAGAGATGATGCGCAGTCAATACAACCTGGTGAGTTTAGAGATGTAGATGCTCCTGGTGGTAACTTAAAAGATTCGTTTATGATGTTGCCATTCAAAGAACCATCTGCAACGTTATTAAACTTAATGGGTATTGTAGTGCAGGCTGGTCAAAGATTTGCATCGATTGCAGATTTACAAGTTGGCGATGGCAATCAACAAGCTGCTGTCGGTACAACAGTTGCTTTACTTGAAAGAGGAAGCAGAACAATGTCAGCTATACACAAAAGAATTTATTCATCTCTTAAAAAAGAATTCAAATTATTAGCAAGAGTTTTCAAGTTATATCTACCACCGGAATATCCGTACGACGTAGTTGGGGGTCAAAGGATGATTAAACAACAAGACTTTGATGATCGGGTAGATATTGTGCCAGTTGCTGATCCCAACATCTTTTCACAAACTCAGCGTATTTCCCTCGCGCAAACGGAGTTGCAACTGGCAACGTCAAATCCACAAATGCATAATATGTATAACGCTTACAGAAATATGTACGAAGCATTAGGTGTAAAAGACATTGATCAACTATTGGTAAAACCACAACCACCAGCGCCATTAGATCCAAGTATGGAAAATATTATGGCACTATCAGGAAAACCTTTTCAAGCATTTCCTGGTCAAGATCACAGAGCACATATTACTTCGCATTTAAATTTTATGGCTACAAACATTGCTAGAAATAATCCAATGGTTACAGCTGCTATGGAAAAAAATATTTTTGAACACATTTCATTAATGGCACAAGAACAGATTGAGTTAGAATTCAGAGATGAATTACCACAAATGCAGATGATGGCACAGAATCCACAGATGCAGATGCAACTACAAGAGATGCAGCAAAGAATCGAGGCTAGAAAAGCTGTGTTGATCGCAGAGATGATGGAAGAATTCTTAAAAGAAGAGAGAGAAGTTACATCTGGTTTTGGTAATGATCCTATTGCACAGTTAAGAGCAAGAGAATTAGATCTTAGAGCTATGGATAATCAACGTAAGAACAGAGAAGGACAAGAAAAAATTAATCTTGACCGTATGAAAGCGATGATGAACCAGTCTGACAAGCAAGATAAGTTAGATCAAAACGAAAAATTAGCAAAACTAAGAGCTGATACATCAATTGAAAAAACAATCTTGAGCAAATCTATACCAAATGTAGATAAAATGATGCCAAGTGTTGAAATAGAAAAATATGAAGGAGAAAATCGATGATGAAAAAGAAAAAAATGAAGGTAAAAAAGAAAAAATCTTTCCCTGATGTGTCTGGTGATGGAAAAATCACAAAAAAAGACATTTTAATGGCAAGAGGAGTAATACCTAAAACTAAAAATGGCATGAAGAAGAAAAGAAAATGACAAAAGGTCAAAAAAAGGTTAAAAAGGTCATGAAAGAGTTCAAAAAAGGAACTCTTAAAATTGGTGGCTCTGATAAAAAAGTAAAAAATCGTAAACAAGCGATCGCAATAGCTTTAAACAGAGCTGGTATAAGTAAAAATAGGAGGACAAATGGCAGAAAAAGACGATAAGTTTTTTACAGAGTCAGTCGAAGTAAGTATTCCGTCTC